GAAAGAACCAATAATTACAGAAGTTTATATAAGTCCGAACACATCAGAAACTATAACTGACGATGGCGAACGCAAAACAACAAAGTACTATACGTGTTTGGTTAATGGAGTAGATAGACTACAAGTAAGACAGAATGCCTGGCCTGATACACCTGGCGGTGGATATTACAGTAGGCATTGGACAGAGGAAGAGTGGATTGAGGAAGCAAAACAGTATTATTACAGAAGGCAACAAAACATCATTGATCAGCAAAATGAACACTGATATGAAAAAAGAAACTGCAGTTGAATATATGTTTAGGCTTTTGGATGTTTTGACATTTGGAAAAGATAACGAAACACAAATTATTTTTAATGATATTTTGGAAAAAGCCTTAGCAATGGAGAAGGAGCAGATAATTAAAGCATTCTGTGAAGGGTATGACCACGATGGTGATAATTATGATGGAGCGGAAATAAGCTACTATAACAGAACATACAAAGGAGGTGAGCAATGAAACAAGAAACAAATGGAATACCACTATGCCCTTATTGTGAAAAACCTACACATAGATCAGAAGGAATAAGTACTCGAACATTAATGTATTATCCTCCTGTATATGATGAAAATGGTGTAAATACTAATCCCGATAAAAACACTACTACAACTCATTGGAAATGTCTTGAGTGTAATCAGTATTATGCTGTTGCAGGAAATTATCATGATGGGTTTGACTATGTAAATTTTAAGAAAGGAGGTGACAAATGAAGCAATACGATAAGCAAAAAGAAACCGACCTGCTGCGCAAACTATTCGTGCTAACAGCAAAGCGAAGCATGCGCCCTGCAATGACAGATAATCTAACAATGCGCCTTATCTTTGAGGAGTTACATTTGCTAACTGACAAAGAAGAATATAAACTATGACAATAGGTGAATTGTGGGATAAGCTTGCGCAGTATCCGGATGATGTAGAAGTGTACATTGGTTTCATCAATGGGCATAGCATTGACCACGAATCTTTTGAAGTAATAGAAACAATTGACTTTAACGGAAAGACAACAATTAGTCTAATGATTGACGACATCGCAATAATCAACAATTAATACAATGAGTAACTATCAAATGCAAGAAGGGCAGTTCACCCTTTTCAAGAACAACAATGTGGCTAACAACGGTCCACAGTACACAGGCGAAATCATGGTCAGTGGAAAGAAGATGCGATTAGCTGCATGGGTTAAAGAAGGAAAGAATGGTAAGTTCTTTTCAGGTAAGATGAGTGAGCCACTCGTGAAACGTGACGAACCACAAGACGAACCATCAGGTGACCTCCCATTCTAATGAACCTGCCTAACCTACCACAAGACAAGGCAAACCATGCGCTGTATGGTGTTGCTATCTACGCTGCTGCTGCTTCGATATTCAGCGCACCATTCTCAATGATCGTGGTGTTCGCGTTTGCAGCTGGTAAAGAACTATATGATTCTGTACTGAAGGAAAAATCATTTAGCACGCTGGACATGATAGCCACGCTATGCGGTGGATTGGTTGGAATGTACATCGGATTATTTACATGATTGAATACCTGCCTAAACAAAAGGAAGCATTGCGCGTGCTGGGCAACTCACACCCGGCACGTGTGGTGCTTTTCGGTGGTGCTGCAGGTGGCTCAAAATCTTTCATTGGTTGTGCATGGCAAATAAGCCGCAGGTTCAAGTATCCTGGTACTCGTGGATTGATAGGTAGAAGTAAACTTGATACGCTAAAGAAGACCACACTAAAAACGTTTTTCGAAGTCGCGCACATGTTAGGGCTTGCACCTAACGAGCACTACACAATCAACAATCAAACACACGTTATCACTTTTGCCAATGGCAGCGAAATAATCTTAAAGGATTTATTTGCCTATCCAAGTGATCCTGAATTTCACTCATTAGGTGGTTTGGAATTGACAGATGCGTATGTGGATGAAGCTGCGCAGGTGAGCAAACGAGCCATTGATATATTACAGTCACGCATTCGTTTTAAGCTGCGCGAATTTGATTTGCCACCAAAGATGCTGCTTACATGTAATCCTTCGAAAGGTTGGCTCTATAATGAGTTCTACGCACCACACAAAGCAGATAGTTTAGCACAGCACCTTGCATTCATTCCATCGCTGCCAACCGATAACCCACACCTACCTGAAAGCTACATCGAAACATTGGAACGTTTGCCCGAAATAGATAGGCGAAGGCTGTTGCATGGAGATTGGGAATACGATGAAAGTGTGGACAACCTATACCAATACGATGACCTGGTGCGCTGCTTCCGGGAAGAAGAAGCCAAAGGTGAAAAGTATATTAGTGCGGATATTGCGCGATTAGGAAAAGACCGTAGTGTTATTTGCGTATGGCATGGATTGCACCTAATCGAGATTCATGAACTACGAAAGCAACCAATCACAACAGTAGTCACTACCATACGCCAGCTATGTGATAGGCATGGCATCAAATTAAGTAATGTAATCTGCGATGAAGATGGGGTAGGAGGAGGTGCGGTCGATGCGCTACGTTGCAGGGGCTTCCTTAATGGTGGGCGTGCTAAGCAAGCAGATAAGTTTACCAATCAAAAAGCAGAATGCTATTTTAAGCTTGCCGAATTGATAGAGCAGAACAAAGTAATCTTCAAAGTGAATCAATTCAGAGATGTGATAGTGCAGGAACTGGACATGATACGTAGAAGGCAACCTGAAGCAGATGGAAAACTCGCAGTTATCTCCAAAGATGAAATAGCCCGGATGCATGGCAAGTCACCAGACTATGCAGATGCTATTATGATGCGCATGTATTTCGAGTTGTTCCCGAATTACGGCAGCTATTCGTGGGCGTAGTATACCTGTATAGGTATAAACAAGAGTAATTGTGTTGCATTTATACCCTTGTAGGTACAGTTGAGGTGGTTACAATCTGTAACCGACTGCAATTTTAACAATTTTTAACTTGCGTGTGTAAATACTTACACTACATTTGCCCTATCAATTAAAAACAAAACACATGAAAACAGCATCTAAAATCCTTCGTTACATTATCGCAGCAATTATCCTTTACGCAGTGCTTAGCTACTGCCAAGAAATCAATGATTGCCTAATGAAATACTAATCAATAAACAATAGCAACATGAACTCATTTCACAAAGACAATTTAGAAGCATTGCAGAAGTTTCAGCAAATGCTGAACGCAGAACCTGACCAGGCAGGAATCGAATCCACACCGGATAAGAAAGCACGCACGCTGGTTATTAGCCACGTTGAAACTACCTTAGATGAACTATTCTTTGGACATTGGAGAACAGAGAATTTTAAGTGGGCTGTATTAGCTAACGAAGTTCAGGCATCGATTGACTTGGTAGTGATTCACCCGATAAGCGGTTACGAAATACGCAGAGTAGGTGCAGCTTCAGTTATCATTATGGTAGATCGTGTTCCTGATGGTGTGACCGGTACTGAACGCAATAGATGGGCATTAAACCCCGATAATAAAAAAGCGAATGCTATGGACCTTGCCTTCGGTAAACTCAAAGCAGAGTGCCTGAAAAACGCTGCGCTGTCATTAGGTAAGGTATTCGGACGTGACGTTAATCGCGTGAATAAGGATACATACAAGCCATTCAAGTTAAAAGGTGCGCTTGGTCGTGGGCACGAACAGGATGTGGCGTATGTGCGTGAACTAATCCAGCAGGCAACCGACCTAACACAGCTGCACAAAATCTTCAAAGCATGCAGTCCTGAAGTGTTAGCCGAAGTAGGCGATGAACTGAACGCGAAGAAAGAGCAATACGGCATTACCGAATAAATGTTAAAAATGATGGCAGGTGGTTACAGATTGTAACTATCTGCTATTTTTACCCCATCAATCAATAACAACATGAACAATACACTATTTAGAGCATCGCAGCTTGGTAAGCTAATGACCGATGCAAGAACCAAAACAGGTTTATCCGAAACGACTAAGAGCGCATTGCTCGAAGTCTATGTGCAACAGAAGTACAACCGGTACAAAGAAATCAGTAACAAGTACATTGAGAAAGGTTTAGCCGTAGAGAATGATGCTATTGACATGTGGCGCAGGCATCGCGGTGAAATCGTATTCAAGAACGAAGAAATGTTTACTAATGATTTCATCAAAGGCACACCCGATTTGCTTATCAAAGATGAAGCAGGTGCAGTAATCAATGTACCCGATATCAAATCTTCATGGGACATCCACACCTTTATGGATGCTAAGACCAGCGACATCAGCAAAGATTACTATTGGCAAGGGCAAGCCTACTGCTGGTTAACAGGAGCACCACGTGCCACCTTTTGCTACGTGTTAGTTAGCGCACCGATTGAAATGATTAATGATGAGAAATACAGACTATCGCGCAGGCTTAATCTTATTGATCCACAAGGCGACCCTACATTCATCAAGAAAGCAAAGAGCATTGAGCGCAACATGATTTACGACATGCCGCGTTTCATGCGTGAATACCCGGATGCAAATCTTGAAACGCCACAAGACGAATGGGCGTTCGATATACCCATCGCTGAACGCATCCATGAAAAGGTTGTGGAGTTTGATGCGGATGCAATCGCAAAGCTTCAGGAGCGTGTACCAATGTGGCGTGAATACCTTAATACCTTAGCACTATGAATAAATTTACAACAGAACAATTGTGGGATATGCTTTTCCCAACAATGCAAAAAGAAAACCCAAGACTAAGAAAACGCTGTATTGAATCAATAATAAAAAATGAAGCAACGTTTAAAAAGCACGCTGAACATGAAATAGAGCGATTGAGTGGACTTGAGATAAATGAGGTTTATGATAAACTTATGCGAGGTGAAAAAGTTATGGTAACAAATGATTTACAAGCGAACTAAAAAATAAGCCATGACCACCGAACAACTCAAAGACCACGTGCGCAATTCAATGCAGCACTACTACAACAAAGAGCAAGTAATCGAATTAATCAACAAACTAAACAATGAAAGCAAAAGACAAAGCATGGCAACTGTACTCGAACTATTTTGATATAGTCGAAGCTGGTGATCAACATGGTGATTTAGCACTTATGCACATGCGTGCCATTAACGCTGCGCTGTATTGCGTGGACGAAGCCTTGAAAAATGCACCTGATGACATCGTGAATGATTTCGAAGGAACTGGTGAGTATTATTCAGTAAAAGCATATTACCACCATGTCAAAAATGAAATACTAAAAATGAATGGGAGTAAAGAAAATGCGCTCAATAGACGAGCTGAAGATAGAGCGAACTAACCTATTGCAGATGTTTGTCACAGCTAAGACACGCTATGTAAAAGACAACCTGCACCACAAAATCAAATCAGTAAACAAAGAATTGTATACACTAACAAAAGAAACAAAATGGTTATGATACCAGCAATAATCTTAGCAATCCCACTATGGGTAATCGCACTCGCCCTGCGCGACCTGCACAAACAAATCAAACAAATCGAACAACAAGATGAAACAGGAAGATAAAAAAGAAACGGCAATGCGCAGATTAAGCAAAGCCCTACGCAAAAGATTTCAAGGTCCATCGGTAAACATATCATGGATTGAACTGGATGCGTTTATGATGAAGGCACAAACATGGGAACTTGAAAATATATTGAATGCCTATAGTGAAGGATATAGCGATAGTAAAAATGGATTACCAAATAAAGCAGAAAATGAAAGCAACACTAACGTTTAATCTACCCGAAGAACAAGTAGAATACAACTACACCCTTAACGCTGCCCGGTATAAGGATGCACTTAAAGACATCATGGAATTGATGCGCAGAGAATACAAGTACGGTGAACACGTTGAAGAAGTAAGTGATAAGATTGCAGATTTGTACGATAGGTTTATAGATATAACTGAAGGATTGCTCGATGAATAGGTTTCTAATCCTTAGCAGTGGGCGCATCATTGTTGCACCTTGCGATAACCTTGTTTCCAAAGAAAGCGACCTAAAGATTCACCCTCAGCATCCACCTTTTCCTCACTCCACTCCGGCTGGATGTGATGCAGATATTCATGAATGAGAACAATCATGTAGCGCATTGGTGGTAGCGTTGGATCTATCTCTATAACATTATCGCAGTAAAGTCCATCAGCCTTTTCCCTGCCCAACTTTCGATGGATAACTTTTGGATGTTGCTTGCGTTTCATTCTATCTTTGCGAGATTAGTGTGTAATTGCTAATTTGTTTTTGTTATTTGATTGGGAAATGCCCTGCAACGGTGGGGCATTTTTCATTTAACGAATCTTGCCATTAACAATTCGATAGTTACTCACTTCAAATTCGCCTGAATCTAATACCTTGATATGCGCAAATCCATGATGATGCTTGTTGATGGGCATGTAGTCAGGGTGCAATTCGCATAAACAGGCAACACTCCAGCACGTAGTTATCTTGCCATTGATGTTGGGCTCTGTATGCTCGCTTGCCTGGTGGTGGTGACCACACAATGCACTGTCTTTGGCACGTAGAAAAAGACCACGTGCGATGTTAACTGGGCTGAATACTGATGCCCCAAGTTCATGACCATGTAAAATCGTAAGCTTCCCTGCATGAATAATCTGCTTATCCGGTATAAAAGTGATATTGTATTTATCCAAATGCATCAATGATTCAAAGTTGAATTCATCCATGCCCAAAAGGTCAGGAGCATTGCGCATGATGTAGTGATCATAACGCACATCATGATTACCACACTTGTAATAGATAGCAGCATTCGGGAATAGTTTGCGCAGCGTGCCCAAAAATTGGCGAGTCATTAGGACTTCATGCCCAAAGTTTCTTTTGCGTGGATCCTTTTCAAATCGACTGATAGCATAGAAGTCTATGATGTCACCATTGAGCAGGATTGTATTTACGTCATTATCCAAACCATACTTTAGTGCCAGCGTTAAAGCTTGAATATTGTGATACGGCACGTGAATATCCGACAACAGCAGAATATTGTTGTGGTTTATCGGTAGCTTGAAAGGTTTGTAGTTGGCTTCCTGCGATGGTGGCAGGTCAAGTGGATTCGCTTCCTGTGGAATCAACTCATTCATCATATTGGTGAAGTCACCTAAATGATTATCTAACTTGTTCAGCTGGCTAACAGGTGCAGGCTGCTTTGTATCCTGCTTTATTACCCATCTACGATAGGTTTTTTCTAATGAATCAAGCGTGATATCAAGTTTATATTTTGCAATTACCGCGCGAACGCGATGGGCAATATATCCTGTGCCATCATGTATCTCACGATGGTACTTTTCACGGTCTATGTTATTCATGCGAGTTGTTATTTAGCCTTCAAATAGCCGTTCAATTCAGCCAATGATGTGCTGATTTGCGCTATATGTGATTGAATCGAATCAATCTTCCCTTCCAGCTTTGCATTCTTTGAATTCAACTCAGTCTTTTGTTCTTTGATTGCATCATTAATCATTTCAATTTCTCTTTTGTGGAACGTTTCAATGCTGGCAACATGACCAGCTACCTTGTCAACACTGCGCTTTAGAGCGAAATAAAGTGATGCGAGTGATACACTTGCACCTATTAAAGTAATCAAATCGCGTAATTCAAATTCCATAGCTATAGGATTGCAAAATATATAGTAGAAAAAGCCAGTCCTGTGATACCTAATGTGAGCGCGGTGTTAGTAATTATCAACCGTCTATTCGTTTTTTTTAGTTTGGTAATCTCTGCATCTTTCTCCGATTGTATAGCCTTTTCAATGCTTTGCTTGTTGGCGTAGATTTCCGCCAATGTTTCATAACTCGCCGCTTGAATGCCTGTTATCTTTGCGTAATATGTAACCTTCAGCCGTTCCATTTGATAAAGACTGTCGATTTCATACGCAGTCCTATACCAATACAGCATGCTATTGAAATTGAGATTGAAAAGCTGCTGATCGTAGGTTGTAAGTTCGGGTGTAAAATCCTGCTTTAAGTAGGCTGTCCGATTTTTTGAGGGTTGCCCTATACTGATTAGTGGCGTTAGTAGGAGAAGCAGAAAGGATATTATAAGTTTCATTCCGGTAGATTTCGTTAGTGATTTGTTGGCGTTCTATGATAGTATCTTGATGAATCTGCAGGCTGTCAATTTTTAAAAATAGACTATCCGTTTTGGCGTTATTCGTTTCAATAATTTGATAGAGCGAATCATTGATGTCCTGTAACCTTTTTATAGCAGGATTTGTTACGGGCTTATTGCACGTTTTAACTGCGAACAATATGGATAGTGCAAAAATTGCAACACCCAATCCGATTAAGAGCCTTGTCTTTTTCCCCATCGCGTAATGTGTAAGTTTTTAGTGAGTGGGCGTATCTTAACCAATACACCATCGCCTGTTCGCGAATCAGCTGAACCTGCCTGGTTAGTGTTGCCTTCAATGGTGCGTACTGAATGTTTGCCGATGCGCTCCACGATACCGGTGTGACCGATTCCTTTGAAGCGTTTATTTTTATCGTTATAGCTTAACGTCATTACCAGCACATCGCTGCTGCTATAGCTTTGCAGAAACTTACCATTGTCATAAATCACATCCCTGCGATTATATGCAGTAGGAGCCCATCCTGTAATGTTATTCGGTATACCACATTCGTTCAGCATAGCCATGACAAAGAACGAACACCATGCGTAACCGGGAACCCATCCTTCCTGTCGCATTAATACCTGCAACACAGGATCAGTAAAACCTTTATTGTTGCCACCCTTTTCCTTTACACCGACAAATGATTCAGCGCAAAGTCTTACGCAGTAACCGTCATCAGCATGTGTAAGATGAACAGGAATGCAGCAAAGTAGAACGCATATAAGAGCAGATATAAAACAACTTTTTGCCATGTGGTTAGATAGGTGTTTAGTTCATACTTGATTTCCTTACTATACACTTCGCGCTGTAGTGCCTTAAAATTGAAACGGATTCCTAAAAAGGTAATGAAGTTAGCAAACACCATGATGAGTGAAGCCAGCACGATGTATTGCACGTATTCGGTAGATATTAGCGCATCGCCAAAGTATTCTGCACTTAATGTACCTGCAATGATGAACAGCGCAAACGCTATAGGTATCGACCACAAGCCATCGAGCAGCTGAAGGTTGTATCGAATGAACTTGTAAGTATCACTTGACTGTTCACTTTTTGGTTTTGTCTGCTTCTTTGTTGACATTGCTTCGTAGTTTTAGTGAAAGCTCACGCTCGTATTTGCGTAAACGTTCGGTGTATTCCTGCTTTAGTGTCTTTTTATCACTCATGGTATTCGATTAATGATGTTACGTGAGTAAGTAGGGCGAAAGCTTGTGGCAGTATTGCCCGATGAGAACTGATAATTAAGCGTATTAGTCACGTCTGTACGTGGTGAACGATCAGGCCATGTGGCTGTGCTGTATTCAGGGAACAAACTTGAGTTAGCACACAAGTAATCGACTAACAAAGTGGTGTAATGCTCCGCATTTTGACGTGCCCGGTCAATCATATCTTTCATGACCACATCCGAAACAGGCACAGTGTCTTCACTTTGACGTTGCACAAGTGTGCCATTGTCCATGCGATAGCATAGATTCGGAGTTACATCGACCATTACCCACCAAAGCAGCATCTTTTGGATGTAATCTTCTAAGAGTATTTGGTAGTTACCTGCAATCGTATTGTTTGCCACATCATTTTTTATCTTATTCAACAAGTCAGTTCCCAAAAAGGGAAGTAGCCATTTGTCCTGTGCCAAATAGATTGATGGGTAAAGAAGATTAGGATCTAAACTGCCATTGACAGTTGTGTACTTCTTGACGTAGTTTTCGGATATTAGTAATACTTCAGCCATAGTTTTAATTATTGATTGCCGTAAATAGGATTTGTTGGAAGGAAGCCGTTATAGGGCATGTCTTCAGGAAGCTTTGCAACGAGTGAGTTATTTCGCACTTTATATCCCATGCGTTCAGCCATTGCTACTGCGATACGCTGTGCATCAGGATCATTAGGATTAATCTTTGCGCCACTTGCATCTACATATACTCGCTTTTCCCAAAAGTGTTTGCAGTTTCCACCGCCTTTGTAGAACCAAATGTCATAAGTAGCTGCACCTTCAGGTCCCCATCCGGGATTGACTGCTACATTTTCCATTGCCACTATATCTTCTTTGCGATACAGCTTGCCTGCTTCCACCATCTTCTTGCAGAATGGGCGCATATTAGCGTGAGTAAAGCTACCTGCGTAAACGTAACGAGTAATAAAGTATTTACCATCAACAACGGCATCTTGCTCACTCTTTGCTGCTGGTCTTGCCGCACCTGTGCGCACTGCGAATTCGTGCTCAATTTCTTCATCAGCGTTATATGCATCAATCAATATCCAATCTTCGGATGCATCTTCACCAAGTGCAATTAATGCATCACCTACTGTGCTCTCATCAAAGTCAGCATCTACTTTTTTTTTTTCACCCATTAAGTGAGGCAGCGCAGCAGAAAGAACGGTTTGAACTATTGAAGTGATTTGATCAGTATTTAATGATGTAGAAGCAGCTTCGACTACTGTTTCAGTAGCTTTTGCAGTTTGTACCTGCTCAATAACCAAAGGTGTATTAGGCACAATCTCAAAGTCTACACCGGGCAGTTGATTACCCAACAGTTCTTCAATGCTGCGATTAATCATTGCTTGATACGGCTCAACAACTTGCTTATTGAATATCTCTAAACCGATAGCCATTTCATCTTTGTTGCTACCGAATCCTGTATGCTCACGAATACCAAACAAAAGGGGAGTCGTAACACGATGCGCAGTAATAATCTTTTGCTGCGCTGTATCATTCATTAATGCATATTGCTTATCTGCATCGTTAACCGGGAATGGAGTAACTTCGGTTTTTGGTTGATCACGTTCGTTGAAGAACATAACCACCTTGCCAGCATTACGCGCACCACTCATTTTGTTTTCCCAATCCAACATCATTTGCTGCTTCTGTTCAGGTGTTGCCTGCCCATTGTAGAAGTTGATAATGGTAGAAGGAAAAAGACCGTTTGAGATTTGATTGATATGGAATATAGATATCTGCTTATCTAATTCGATGTAGTTAATCGCACTCCAGTAGTCAGGGCGTGGGTATGAATCACTACCTGTGTACGTAAAGCACCAATAGATTTGGCGTGGTTCTTCGTTACGTGTAAGGTAGTTGTATTTCGGAATGAATTCAGGAGTGTTTTTCTTTTTGCGAATGTTTGACCAGTCGTAGCTGTGAAAGATTCCTATTTCGCTATCGTCTTCTTGGTTGACTGCAATGCGGCATTCTTCAAATGGTATCGCGTTTAGCTTTGATATAACCGTTCTATCATTGCTCCAAATCACTTCGATATAGAAACCACCGAACAACTTTAAATCCTTTGCACATGCATATGTCAAAGTATCGATATCGAGCGCATCTAATTCAGCTTGGTATTGCTCCGATTGAATACCCTTACCGGCTATCATGTCACCAATGGCAACAACCAGCGAACCATGCACAGGGGATTCATGCGACAAATCGCGCAGGTATTGTGGAAAGTCGTTTTGATCTCCATAGTTTACCCATCCCTTCCTGTCTACTTTTTCAGCATCGCTCTTAGCTACGTATTCGCTAAGCTTCAGCGATACAATATTTGATTCGTTATGGTTCATAGATTATATCGTTTGGAATGGTATTGATTGGCACATCAAACCAACTTGTGTTGTCATTTAAAACAGCATAACCACGCTCAACAATGCCAACTACTGCAGCATTGGTTGGATTGGTATTGCTCGATGAATTTTGTCCGTACACTACGTAGCGGTATCTACCTGCCAAAGTTAATCCAACTGTGGTAATAGTAAGTTGTGTAACACGCACCGTTTCATTAACAATCGTAGCTACCTGTGCAAGGTCATTCCCGGTGGTGCTGTTTTCTTCGTGTGTAAGAATGATAAGATAGTGCGTGAATGCTGTGCTGTAATACTGTCGCGCTTCGTCAAGTGATAGGTATACCTGCTGGTTGGCTGTATTTGTAGTTAGATAAATCATTTATTCTTTTATTTAAAAAGGGGCAAGTGTAAACCTGCCCCCTTTACAATACAACAAGACACACAGAACGGAAAACAAATTCTTAGTAAGCAGGGCTTACAGTAATTCCAGCAAAGTTATCGAAAGGAACTGTTGTGTAAGGCTCTAAGTGTACAGCTGGAGCAAGTTCTTCAGCGATCAATGTAACTTGATAACCCATCAAATCAGCCTTTTGCTGTCCTGACTGCACAGTACCAGCGGTAAGCTGCGCACCTTCGCCTGCACCAACCAAAAGGATTTGGTCATCATTAGTACGAACAAACACAATAATTTTTGCTTTGGCAACAAGCAAAAACTCGTTGCGCATTTCCTGATTCAATTTACCGAAAGTCCATCCAACTTCCTGTGAGAAAAACAGTGTACCTGTTTCCAAATTCTTTTGCACCGTTTCTACGTATGAACCTGAATTGCGGAATGGAACGTAACGATAGATTGTTGCAGTAGGCAACGCATCTACTTCGCCATTAGCACCACCGTAAGCAATGCCTGTTTCGAAGTCTTCATAGTTAGCAATCAATACTTCTTTAACACCACCGATACCTTCCAAGCATCCAAGTGTAAAGCCGGTTGTTAATTCACAAGCCATATTATTATTTTTTTAGTTGGTTAAAAGGGGGCTGTTACACCCCCTTTATGAATTTATTGATTATGCACCCCAATAGGTGATGTCCTCACCAACTGCAATTTGTGCACCCAAGTAGAAACGTGCACCGTAGCGAACGTTCTGTGAACCATCAAGATTCTGCATGTCCAAAATGAACACTTCGTTCATTTGGTTCTCCTGCCATGTACCCAACATCAAGTTGCTTGGCTGTGCGAAGATGATATTGTTTGCAGTCATACCCGGGCAAACGTAGATTTCGTACATACCAACGAAACGCTTGCTTACTTCAGGACCACCTGTCAAGTACCAACCGTTGCCAGCTGCAATCTGCGCTTGCATGTATGCTTCCCATGCAGCCTGTCCCATGTACAAAGCTGGCTTTTCAGCAGCACCTTTAACAGCAGAATTCGCCGTATTGATAATGTCCCAAATGGTAGCGATGATATTAGTAGCGTCTAATGCACCTGAACCAGCAGATACAGCATTTGAACCTGCAGCCTTAATCAAAGTTTCGAATCCATCGTACTGACCAGCTGTTGCGTTAACACCTGACCACATGATTGTTTCGTTAGCAGCTGCGATACCACCTACCAAACGTTCAATGATAGCATCTTGGATTTGAGTGTTTACACGACCTGACATTACATCAGCAGTAGTCCAGTCAATGAAGAAATCCTTCTTACAGATTTGGCGCTGAACTTGGAATTCTTCCAAAGTCAAAATGCGCTCGGTCAAAGTGATAGTACCTGTTGGGGTAAAGTCACATGTTCCAGCCGCAAATGATACGGTGTCATCAATTTTACGTACTACTGATTTGTAAGGTACGTTTGGCTTCATTGTTACATATCCAGCAGATACGTTCGACAACAAAGCTTTTGCTACGATTTCACCAGCTAATTCACCTGCATAGGTGGTGGTGAGTGAAGTTGTTGTTGGCATTTTTAATTAAAATTTATGAGGTGAATTATTTTACTTTTTTGAGCGAATGCTTTCCATGAAGTCGCTGAATGAACTACCATTCGATGCAACAACAGGCGCAGCGTTTTTCTTAAACTCTTGTGATTTAACAGAAGGTACAGCAGGTGCTTTCTTAACTGAAGCCAGTTCAGTCTTCAATGCTTCTGCATCCTTCTTAGCAGATTCTACTGCTGCAGCTAATTCAGTCTTTTCAGTTTCAAGTGCAGCAATACGCTCCGACAAATTACCGATAACAGCTACGAGATCTTCGCTGCTCATTTCAGTAGATTGTTCTTCGCGTTCGATTTCAGTAATGGTGCCTTCTTCGCCCACATAGACTTTGGTAACACCGTCTTCTAATAGGTATTCACCTGCAGGAACCGGCACCGGGTTTCCTTCAGCATCTTGAGTGTAGATGTCCACACCTACTACCCACTCATCAGCGGTAGAATAGATTTTAGTACCATCAGCCAAAGTGCCTTCTACTGCAAACTTTACTTCGGTTGCAGCAGCTTCTTCTTCGAACTTGATACCAACTGTTGAAGGATCAATGCCGTACTTAGAGAATACGGATTTGATTTGTTCTTTAATGTTCGACATGTTTGGATATTTGGGTATAGTAGCAAAAACAGCATTTTGTTACATGCAACCCGATGTCTTATCTTAGCAGTATAAATAAATACTCATATTATGAAAGCAAACCCTGAGTTTATGACGAAGAAGATTTCAGTTCGTCTTACTGAAAAGCAGTACAAGGCAGTGATTAAAAACGCGAAAGCAAGCAAAATGACAATAGCTGAATACTCGCGTGCGTGTATGCTGTAAAAAAAAAAGAAGGGGCTCGTTTGCCCCTGCTTTTAATCTAAAACCTAAATCTCTTAGAACACTAATAACCAAGATTTGGCAAATATATACAAAAATCATTTACCCAAACCTGCAAGAATTTGGTCTAATTCCAAAACCAATTCTGCTTCGTAGTTCTTCACTCCACTCATAGCTACACCGACTTCGTTAAAGAAGCCTTCTATGCTGTAACCTTTTACTTTTCCTTCCTTCACATCATTCCATACGTGATCTTCATCGACTTTGGTTCCGATAAACCATGTACCATCGGGTAGTTCAGGCAATCCAAGTTGAATGCTCTTATCATTCTTGCCTTCCTTTAGCCATGATTCGACAACTGTCACACCTGTTACAGGTATCTCATGCTGTAAGTTGGTTGTGTGTTGCAAGTTCTTTTTGAAGAACTGATGCGCGATTGCTTGGACTGTTGCCTTTTCAAAGTAAACATAGTATGGCTCGCCCTTCTCATCGTAGCGCAATATCTCCTTATCCGGTATCAATGCAGGTCCATATAGCATTCTACGTTCGTCATCTACTTTGGCAAACTGAATCTTGCTCAATGCAATCCAATTTTCTTCGATTGCTGGCATGTCTACTAAGCCCATAGCCGTAATACCTAAACGACCTTCTTCGTCAATTACACACTTAACTACTTTTCTTTTTTCCATGTTTTAAATATATTTATTTTATCCTACTCTTGCTAAATCTGCTACGTTTTCGCGTACCTCCTGTTGACTTGCTACATCACCTGCTAACACATATGCGCGTGGCGTGTATTGATCAGGGCGGTTATTCACGAACTGCGCTGCAAGTGGATTGAACTGTGCAGGCTGTGCACCGTTATCTCCACCCCCACCACCTCCTAATGAAGGCAATGGTGTATCCGGTGCTGAACCACCACCTTCAAATTTAGTCGATGCTATTTTAGCAATGTTAGCTGCGCTGGCTAATGAAACAAATGCAAGCGATGCAATACCAATAGGGTTAGGTACAGGACCAATTGCAACAGGCGAATTTGAAAGTGAGGTTAGAATCGCTTTACCTGCATCAATAATAGCCCCTGCAAGTTGTAGCTTTTTATTAATGGCAAATTGCTTTTTTGCAAGTGCTTCTTCTTCTTTGCTTCCTTTCTTAGCTGATGCTAACCTACCTGCAAAATATATATCACTTAAGTTAGTTAATGCTTCAAGTCCTTTACTTGCCCATTCCAAACCTTTCTGCGCAGTTTCATATTGTAAACCTTGCTTTCGTTCTTCATTTAGTTTAGTTTGATCAACTATCGCTTGCTGGTATGCCGCATCAATTTCAACGGTGCTTTGTCCAGCTTGTATTGCTTTTTCTCTTAAGTCTAAATACTTATTGTCAATAGCAATCATATCCAGTTGATCCTGCGTGAGATTCTGCGCATCTTGTTCGGCACGCAACTTGCTTATTGCAGCATCATAATCTTCTTCTGCTTTCTTTCTTTTGGCAGCTTCTTCTTCTGCTGCTTTGGTTTTTTGCCTTTCGGCTTCTTCGAACTCTTTTACATTTTCCTCATACAATTTATTGACTATGTCACTTACTTCCTGTTCAGCTTTTATTCTTTCTTCCGCTTCCTTATCTATTGCTTTTTGTCTATCATCAGCTTCCTTATCTCTTTGCTTTTGTCTATCATCAGCTGCTTTTTTATCCATTGCTTGAATCGACAATTGAAAACCAGCCTGTGCATTCTCTAAATCTTTAAGTCCTTTTTCAGCTGCTTTCAAAGCATCTTCACCTTCTTTTGCGACTTGTGCTGGATCAAAAACTAATTCTGCTACAGTAGTAGTAAACTTGTCACGCAGATTGCCAAACGTGGCGAATGTTTCTTCGCTAATAAATCCAAGCGAAAAAAGTTTCTCCGTTAAAAGATCAACACCAGCAAGAAGTGCAGTAAACGGTATACTAATGAAGTTCAAAAGTCCCTTGAGAATATCGCGGTTTCGTTCAGCTGCTGCATTCTGTTGATCCTTTTGAACACGCAGCGTTTCAATAACTGCTTTTTGGTCAATGATAGCCTGTTGTGCCTGGGCTATTTTAGTCTGTAATATCTCCCTTTCTGTCTTACCGGCCAAACGCAATATGTTTTCTTGTTGACTGATTGCATCTAACTGTTCTTTTGATTGTGCCGCACTTTCTTTTTGTGCGTTTAATCTTTCTAATTCAGCATCCGTAACACCATCGACTAAGGTTAACAATTCATCCGCATACACAACAGCGGCTGCAATAGCTGCACCTATCAAGAATATAGGGTTTGTCAGCAATGCCTTACCAACGGAAACAAATGCACTACCTATGCCTTGAACACCTTTAGCAATATCAGCCGGCTTGACCTCACTAATATTCTTTGCAAGTAGTTTAGCACCTTCTGCAGCACCTTCAAAATCGAGCGATGCAATACGCGATGTGACAAGCCCTAATGAACCACTAACCTTTTCGAATGCACCACCTGCCTGTGTACCTACTGCCTGCGCTGCATCCTCAATCTTATCTTTCAGTTCACCAGCCGCAGCACTCAGTTCCTGATACTTCTTTGTCTGTGGATCAATATTCGCTAACTGCGCCTGTAATTCGCGCAACTGCGCCTTCAGCGATTTACCTGAATTATCCGCGCTATCGAAAGCATTACCTAATTGTCTTAGGTTCTGCTCACTTTTCGATGTGTCAATTTCAAAGGTCCTTACAATAGGTTCAGCCATTAGTAGATAAGTTTATAAATTAAAAGGATAAGACTTGATGCAAGCAAGATGCGCCATGTGTACAGCGTAATATACCACAATACGCGCTGCCATTTACGAAGCGAATAGTTGTGCTGTTTCTTTACTGCGATTCCAAGCTGGATGTAGCGCATTGAGTTTTTGATTGAATCCATTATGTGGTTTTTGATTGTTGGTATTGAAGTGATGAAGTGATGAAGAAGCCATCAGGATAAGTGCCACCTGTGAACGTAACATTTATGCGATGTTCTGCTGTATTGGTTGTAGTATCGATTCCAAAGGTGAACACATTTGCACCTATTGCACCGATAGTGTTTAACGTAGTGATTGCGCTGGCGCTGGCAATACCTGCAATCTTTTCAAGTGTAAAGTGATGAATAGATGTTTCACTTGCGCCTGTTGGATCTTTGATAGTGACATTCCAAAAACAACTCCATAGAGTGTCATCAGGTAGATTTATATATTCACCCGGTACACCTTCGATATCTAAATTAATAACTTGACCTGATGTTGTAATATTTGGATAGCTTTGTAGTACAAAAATTCCAAACTGCGCCCATCCGTAGTAAATTGAAGTTGGATCACCATCGCGATAACCACCACCTACATGCAAGCCGGGTAGATTCGTAATAACATTCTTACCTAATAGATTGCTACCACCTACATCTTTTGTCAATTCTAAATCAGTACCGACAGCGAGCATGTTTAAGTTCCCTTCTTCAATAGCGATTTTTTCACCATTGACAACGGAAAATATGATTCCATTCAAAGCTTGCAATTCGGGGTTAGTAGATACATTGCTTTGATTAGCTACTATTGAATTACGGAATTGTCCATTATTATTAAATGCCCAGCATACACCGTTCACTTCATCCCAAAAGTAGCCGTAACGTGAACAACAATCTTCAGTCGCTTCAACAGGGTCACCATCCACATTTTCAAATTGAACCTCACCATTAGCGGTTACACTAAAAGGTGTAGATGAACAGTCGTTAACTTGATCTAAAAACTTGAGAAGTTTAACCTTCGTGCTTTCCTGTAACCCTACCTTGTAGTCGCTGATTTCAAGGATGCGCCAGTAGCTATCTTGTATCCATATCTTATCTGCAAAAGAGAAGGTAAGTATATCCTTCAAATCAAGCGCAAAGAATGCTTCCATCATTCGACCTTCAGGCGAGTATAGTTCATTCATGTAATTGCGCCAATAGGCATTGAACAAGTTGTTGTATGGGTTAGCTGTTACTGTTACCACGTGCGGCGGTATTTCAGGAGCCCAGTTTAAATCAGTATCATTAATTGTTGGGTAAATATTGCTGTAATGATTTAAGACAGGAACAGAAGTAGTAGTCGTTGCGCTATTGGTTACATCATTGAACAGATTGATATTGTCATCACCTGCATGAAATAAAGCGCGTGGACCGGGTGCATTAAACTCAAGCTGCTCATTATAGAAACACGCTATAGGTGTTGCTGTATTCGGGATAAGTGCAGCGGGTGTGCTTCGTGTCACAAGTGTTACCTTCTGTTCACCGATAGCAAAGTCGCTTGGTGTAGCCGATGGATTAATGGTATATCCTTCTTCTTGATAATCGCCATATACGCGATTGTTATCTTTATACAACTTGCTATAAACGTCTTCGCCTGCGGTATAGGTAAATTGAAACTTTGCCTTTTGCAGATCAACCGTGCTACTGATAGTAACATCTTTTGATATATCCAGCTTGCTTGTCCAGTCTATCACATCCCCTGTGCCCAAATAGTTATTTTGTGGCACGATTGCAATGCGATTAGGTACTACACGACTTGGCACGATAGCGCAGTTATGCATCTTGATTACGTCATTAACGAAATCAATTTGGCGCATGTCGGGTGCGTTAGCTGAATAGTTGATGGTTGCACCGTAAAATAGATTCGCACTTACAAGTTCAAACCTGCTTTCATTATTTGCACCGGTGCTGGCTAATATGGTAGCAACTACTCCACCAAGATTTCCCCTAATCTCATATTGAACGGTATCACCAACAGTAAGTGTGCGAGTAACTAAAAATTCAATTGTGTTATCGCTGTTATTTGGTGAAACAAAGTTAGTTTGGATAAATTGTGGAACGTTATTAATCGAAATGTAAGAAGCTATATTGCCTGCACTTCCTGTTACACTAAGTTTTAAATAAACACGGAAGGTATATTGCCCTGTAATTGGGACTGTGTATGTATATGTGCCGGTATTAAAGTCGCCATTGTTATCAAATATTTCAGCATTTGAATTGTATGGTTGAATTCCAGCTGTTGACAATGGTTGGTTTGCTGTATTGTAAGCGGCAAAGAAGTATTGATTCGAGATGTCAAGATTTTGAATCTGCGGTGTGTTGCAAAATGGCATGTAGTAATCTTCAATGATATTCTCAAGTGAAGATGCAACAAGCTCGAAGCCTGCTTCCGTTACGATGTTACGCAGCAAATACCACCAGCTAACTGCAGGTGTTAAATCCGATGCATACAAAGGATTGTTTTCATCGTATATAGGGCGTGAACCTGCGCTACCATCATTGCTCCACTTTTGCCCACGATCACACAAAGCCCAAACTCTATCAGCTGTCTCGGTTGTGACGTTGGCGTAGTTAACTACTTCATTTAAATCTGCCAGCGCAGCAATATCACTTAGCTTCTTTTCACCAATTGTGCGCACCAAATCAGGTGTTTCAGCATAGAAGGCTACTTCTACTTCGTTGATTCGATTCATTTGCTTGTATACCTTGCGTACACGCAAATAACCTGTGGCAATAGGCAGCGTATCTACGCGAATCTCAGCAGGCAGTTTGTAGAAGAAATAGTTTTCCGCACCCTGTTCGCAGTTAGTATCGAATAAAGCACCGATAGCTTTGATATTATTATCGGACATAGGTATACGGAACTCACGACTGAACGCACCCTGCGCTGTGAAGTTGGATAAGTCTTGAAACTTCCAGTTCTGCGATATGCTTTCGTTTTCGAATAAGTCAAGATAGTATTGCGTGCCTGTTTGCACAATAATATAACCACCTGCCGCAGCTGAATAATCATCTGCCCATGTACCTGAAAGGTTTAATCGAGTTTGACCTGGCACAGGTGAATCCACAACCATCGAGTTTAGCGTTTTGGTTACGCTGTCACCTGCCGCATTGTAAATAGTAATAGGTTGCGATAATGGTAAGGCTGCAATTTCAGGTGAGCTTGTAACGACAAATCGCGATAGCGCACCAATACCCATGAGCGTTGGATCATTGCTCATGCTCGCAACGTTCGCAGGTCCTATATTATTTACTATCAGTTGTACTTCTCCGTTCATGTTATGTCCAGTATTCGTTTGCCATTCTCACTTTCAAAGATAGGTTGTAAAGCTTGCCATCGCGTGTCTTACGTTCGGTATAGGTGGTGTCATCTAAGTTGACAGGCAGCGCAATGTTCTCACCGTTACGTTCAGTTAACCATACAACTTGATTGCTCACAAGTAATGAGCGCAGGAATAAGAACTCGCCTTCCTGAATGTAGTCACTTGTTACTGTCAACACTTGTTGGACTAAGTTTCTACGCTCAAACAATCCGCGATCGTCTTTGCTGAACACGCTTGTTGTATTATTGAATAATACTTTACGATATTTCTTGCGGTCAATCTCATCATTCATTTCCGATTTCTTGATGAAGTTAAAGTAGTCCCAACCGCCACGACTGTTTACCCATCCCAAACGAATCACATCATTGTGGCAATCCTTCTGCCCATAGTAAGCTGCATTATAAAAGCGATACTTTACACTTGATTGTGCGCCTCCTGTTCGGGCAAACACTTCGTAATATCTCCAACCGGGATTGTCGTTTTCATTTGGTTTAATTGACCATGCACCTGTCCAGTCATTCATGTTAGCTGGATAGACAGGCAAAGCTTCAATATCATACCCATTCAATGATATCGTTTCGGTAAGTGTTGTTCCATCAGCTTTGACTAAATTAATACGCACATTGTCCACAAGGTTATTGAACATGTAGGTTGGGTTGCCTGGTATGCTCAACGTTCCATAATCCGTTTCATATGAAGGAATCCACACTATGTTTTGCGCTGTTGGATTGCCTGCTCCCCAAGTCGGTGCTAAATACCACGAATGCGTACCATACTTGCGGTCACTCATTCCATAGTTAAAGCTTACTTGCAGCACGTATTTAATATCATCCACTCCTATTTCAGGATTTGGCTTGTAACCATCGAATACTTGATAGTAACCATTGATCACAATGCGCCCTTCCATAGTTACCTCACTACCTTCATTCTCTGTAAGCACACCACCCACTAACCACCATTCAGTTATGGATGCGCTCAATGCATACTTGCTTAAATCGTCAATGGTGTTATCCGTTCCAAAATGATATTGCTGGTTGCGTAAATCATCCACAAGTGGCGCAATATCGAAGTACATGTTATTGTCAGGAGCAGGTGACAAATAGAACGTGTACGTCTTAGCATCAACGGTAATATTTAAGCCATAGCGAAAACCTTGCTGCGCTACTTCTGTGCTCGATGCAATCAGCATAATTTTTTGACCACGCACTACCCAATTGAAGGGCTCATCTACGATTGTTAATGCCATTATCTTTTATTTAGTAATAATCTTTGTTCAATGTCTTTTACGTAAGCATCCATCAGCTTATCCTTGTAATCGTCCCATGTATCGTCTATCGCTTCACCGTAGTAGTTGATGCCTTCAATACCACGTTCACCAATGCTTTTTGCAATAGCAATAGCAGCACTTTTAATTGCGCTCTCTGTTGACTTAATGAATTCGCCCTGTCTATTGCGCAACTTTAACGGCTTCATTCGAATCCATTCCATGATGTCCTTGTAAGGTGGGCGTTTAGTTGGTTGTCCCGGATATGGTTTGCGCCCGAACTCAATAACATCTGCATATTTGCCAGCTGCATCATTGTCTACGGTGAAATCAATAGTTGGCTTACCATAGCGAATTTTGATTTTGTACACTAATGAGTTCAGCAAATTGCCCGATGAAACGCGATTGACAATCTTGCCACGCACACGTCTTTTAATGCGCAGGTTAGATTGTGCACGCTCGACTACTGTTGCTGCATATTCATTTAATATTTTCTCAAACTCACTCGCCATTAGGTGCGTTCAATTATAAATGACATAGACACAACGGAAGCACTTGTAACAGTAGCATTGTTGACCAACTGAATCGACAACAAATCACCCGCTGCTATGCTTAAGCTATTGACGTTATCGCTTTTTGTTGGAGAAGCGCCATCAGCACTTGATACGGTAACAGTTACAGCACTTGATGTTGCGTTATTACGAATCGTAATCACAAGCGTACCTGTTGCACTTTGCGTTCCGCTCATCTTCACGTAAAAGTTCTTTATAGTACCAGCTACAGGTACTGCAAAGTGTCGGTTGGATTCGGTAGCGTTAAAGGTTGTAAGACCCGAAATCGCAGCGAATACGGTGGACGATCCACCAACTGTTACAGCATACACGTTTCCATATGCTAAACTATCCTTCTTATTATTGATTTGCGTTTGAATCGCTGAAGTCACACCATCCAAATAACCAAATTCGGTGTTCGATACTGAACCGGTTCCGATGTTAGCTGCATCAATGCCTGTTGGCATATCGCCTGCTGAAAGTGATGTGCCTGCAGTTACAAGTCCTTTGCTATCGTATGTTATTTTTGTAGCTGTTGCACCTGTTATTGGTGCATTGCCTGTTAGCTTGCCATTGAACGTTGACCAATCTGCGCTGCTCAATGCACCGCGATTTGCTGCAGATGCTGTTGGCAGGTTGAATGTATGCGTGCTACCTGCGCTGCTTATTCCAAAGTCAGTACCTGCTGTACCTGTTGCAAAGTTCTGCGTGCTTTCAGTTAAGCCATTCAAAGAACTGATTCCGATTGCGTAGGTAGTATGCACTTCGCCTATGCGCCCATCTTCAGTATATAAAGTAACAGTCTTACCATTCGTGTTTTGAATATCGAATTCAATGTGGATGCGATCGCTTGCAGCTGTTACTGTGGTAGGTACTGATATAGTAAAGCTATACAAATCAGGAACGTTGCCATTTGTGATTTCTTCCATTGTGGAAGTAGCTACCAGCGTGAACGTGCTGCCGTTGTAGGTGTAAAGCTTTGCAAGTATCTGCGCATGGTTAGCACCACCACCTGTTTCACTCAAATACACATCGATAGTCCACACACCTGCAGGAATCAGAACGTGGTTAGGTGAGCCTACATCGGTAATGAACCGGGCAATCACACCTGTTGTCGCGCGTGTGAAATCTGCTGCTGGTCCTGTATTGGCTGCTGTGCCTAACTCGTAGTAAGCATTTCCACCGATAGTGCCCTGCGAAACATTACCATTAAAATAGAAAACCTGTCCACCACCTCCACCTGTTGAAGGAAGCGTGCGCAGCGCACCTGTTCCATCAATGTATTGATCAGTTGTGCCGTTAGCTGCAACCGCAAGTGTGCCTGAAGTTGTAACAGGTGAACCACTTACACTAAATGCTGCGTTAGTTGGTGCAGGCATCGTAAGCCCTACTGATGTAACTGAACCACCTGAAGAAGGTGTAACAGCTACCCAATCTCCTGAAGTGCTGTTATAACTTAGCACCTGCCCGTTCGAAGGTGTTGGTGCGTTTACATCAGCTAAGTCATCAAGGTTGGTTGGTATGGTAGGTAGATTCGATAGGTCGTTATAATCGCCTGAGGTGGCAACAGCTGCAAGTGGTGTGTTCTCAAATTTACTTGTACCACTATCGTAAATCAATGCATCACCATTGGCAGGTGTAGTGATTTGCACATCTAACAATTCATCAATAGCAAGCCCACTAATCACTTCCCAATTTGTGCCATCATGCTGTATCAATTGACCTTTAGTTGTACCGGGCAATAGATCATCAAGCGAATCAGGAATGTTTGGCTTGTTCAGTATTTGATAGTCACCGCTTGTTGCGTTCCAATCAACAGGCGTTTGACGTAAGCGGTAACCAACAGCTTGCAAAGTCCAGTACGTTGGATTCGTTGGATTGATTCCATCGTTGTTTGCTATGCATCGATACACGCTGCCATTGTACCAAACGCGGTCACCTATTTGATAAGGATTGCCTTGTGCCGTTGTGTGGTTTGCGTTCCATTCGGTACTCACATATTCACCACCTCCTCCTCCTCCACCTGCTGCATCTATCGTAACGCTTCCATCTCCGTTGTCAGTTATGGTTACGTTCGTGCCTTCGACTAAATCGAGGATGTTCTGCACAGCATTATCTACTCCATTCGTGCGTAGTGTCAAGCCGTAACCTGTTCCGCTTCCACCACTTGATGAACCACCTACTGCCCATACTGCAGGGATATCACACGCGCTCCAATCCCACGGTACTTCTAATTGAATCGTGAAGGCTACACCTGTGACTGTGTTTTTATACTCTTCGATAAAGGGTTCAAACGTTGGATTGTTGACCAGCTGAACATCGAATCCGAACAACTCTAATCCGTTGCGCACTTCTGCTATCAAGTCTTGACCTAATCGCACGCAATCGCTTATCACTTCGCGCTGGTATTCTGCTTTGTATTCTTTATCGCGTGGAATATCGGCAAACATGATCATGAATCCGAACTGCATACCACCCTGAATCGGTGTGATTGTGTCAGGTGTTACATGCATAAACGGATATTGATCGTCCTGCAGTTGGTCTGCTAAGTCAATTTGCCCATGTGTGAAACGTTTAATCAAAAAGTGCCCGGCTGCGAATGCTTCCAAGCGATTGATTAAAACGTTATAGCTGTAGTTATAGCTTGTCATCTATTCCTTTTTTTCATTTCCATTTTCTGCACATAAACGTAATCTGCTAAATACGTTAAGTGCGTAAACACTTCATAACACCTGCGCTCCGTTACTGCATCAAACTTTGATATGTCCCTATCTGCCAAAGATTCGATAATATGGAACCATCCGTACACACCTAATCCATCGGGGGTTGTTGTTCCTTCATCTCCTTCACTATCTCCGTTATCTCCTTTGCCAAATAGACGAGGGAATCGTTGTATAGTTCTATTTCTAAAGTCGAAAAAAAAAGCAGCGTATTCAACACATGATCTAAAGTCAATTCACTTACTGCGCCTTCGTATTTGCGTTTGTCATTAGTCTTGTATGGCTCGATGTCGTAATACTTACCAAACTTTGCTACGATAGGGCGGTATAGGATAGACATCATTTTGTGCGCAGCTTCGCCCATAATCTTACCATCCTTGTAGATGTCACCACATGCGCTATCCAAATCCACGTATTCACCAAAAGACATTGAACTCAAATCAGGAATAAACCCTAACTCGTATGCACCTATGCGCACCGTACGTTCGAAGTCTTGGCTCGTTAGTCTTATGGCAGCTTCAAACTGGTCAATGATTTCATCTATCACATGCACCTGTAGCAGGCGAATGCTCTCTGTGCTTTTGCCTGTAATGATGCGCACCTGTTCCACCTTATCGACTGCATTTTGATAGTCGATGTATTGGTTCAGCGTGATGCCTTTTGCGTTAGCTGCTATGCTAAAGTTTAATTTCATGCTCTGTTGTATTGTAGTTTTTGCTTACTTTTTGTTACAAGTCCGAATGCACGTTAATTACTACCGGTGCTTTTTCGTCACCAGCATGTGTTACACGTGCTTGTTTTGGTTTGAAGTATTCGAGTAGCGCAGTGTAGTGTTTGATGTATTCTTCATCCTCCATATCGTTCATAATGCGCATACACTTGGCTGCACCTTCCTGCGTAAACCACTCACCTAATTCATTCCACATCTTGACCTTTTCACTTACGGTACCAACGGGCCTTCCGTTTGGATTACCTGATTTTCCTTTCTCAAACATTTGTTTTGATTTGATAAAAACAATTTACTTCTGTTCATACTGCGCTATGCATACAGCTATGCGCTGCTGTGCATCGGGAAATTCACCTTGCACTTTTGCATCACTCATGCAGCGTGCCACGAAATCATTCTTTGATTCTTCTGATGTTGGGGTTGGTAGGGGCATATGTTTATGGTTTATCGATTTTACCTAATTGTCTACGGAATTCTGTAATAAGATCACGTATGCACGATGCACATCCGGATGGGCGTTCATGCTTCTTCGTTATCTTGCTATACCAATAGTAGAGCATTTGCAAGTCTTCAGATTGTATCTTGTTTGCTTTGCTTATCTTACCAATGAAGATATCCAGCGCGGCTATTTCTTCATCACTCATGTCTTGAGCAAACCACTTTCGTGCTGGGCATGATGCAAAGCGGAACTTTGTCTTCACATCCATGAAGCAACCGCAAAGCTTTATCTTCTCCTTATAGTATGTAACATCATTCTCTTCAGGATTGACGTTGTTACCGACTATAGGTGTACCACATGTACCAAATGTACCGTTATAAAACTTACATTTTTTGCAAGTATTCAATCTCTCGCGCTGTATGTGAGAGGGAACGTTGAAGTTTAACATATTCTCTTATTCGTTTTAATGCTCTATGTATTGATGTTCGCAGGTAGTTGTAGGGTATACCTGTTTCGCGGCTTAATTCTTTGTAGTCAAAATCGGGTTTACTGTATAGACGCAAAAGGATTGCATCAAATTCATTCAAACGCCCAATTGCGTTGTAGAGATATTCACCATCTATGAATGCACCTATCCATGTTTCGTCCTGTTTGCTATCGTCAACCTGCCTTTCTACATGCAGTTCGTAGTATTTGCGGTATTTAACCGCGTAGTCACTACGTGCGCTGTGCCATGATAACCACAAAGCCCTGTTCACGTATGCTTCCACTTTGCCTCTGCATACTATATCTTCAATGTCCTGTTGTGGTCTATCCATTAGGCGTGCAAGAACCTCGTGCAGTAGATCACTTCCCTTCTGTTTATCGTGTGCAAGCCTACTGGCTTTGTCAAGCCATGCATTGTAATGTTTCCCTATATGGCAACTTACGCAGTCGATTTGTTAAATTTTAAAAATAGTTGTGTAAAAACTTGCACTACTAATAAATTGGTGTACATTTGTACCCGTCAAAGATAAACAAAAACAAAACAATATGACCTATTTCACTTTTGAACACGAATGCATCAATGCACCTATCACACTTACTATTGAAGTTGAGTATGTGGTTTCACACTTTAGAGGCAACTATTACGTGCAGGATGAAACAACCATTAGCGATTGTAAATACACACTGCTTTGTGCTGGCATTGACATGACTAAGTGCATCATGAACAGCAGCAATAAGAAGTTAATCAGTGAAATTGATAGTGCAATCACTGAAGCTATTTGGCAGGACGAAGAAAATCAGTAATTAATTTAAAACCTCAATACAATGTTAATCGAAGTAACACACACAGCACCGGTGCAAGTAGGCACTACCCAAATCAAATTGCCACACTATTACGTTGGTGGCGTTTACATCAAGTATTACTGTTGCATGAATGAAAACATGCAGTTAATAATGGTTTATGCCAACCAGTATGGCTGTAACATCGAAACTAAAAGCTATGATGAAGTAGATGACATAGCCTTCCGTTTAGAACGTGACATGCGCGACAAGCTATACGAGCCAATCGATGAAGCCGTATTCATGCATAAGTTCAGCGAAGCGCACCGCGAAATCTTTTACATAGCAAACCCTAAATTAAAGCCAATTGAATGAGAAAGCGACAGGAACTAAACCAACTAATAGCACGCACAGTAGGGAGCAAAGCTGCTCTCCTACGTGCGATGCAAAGGAGCAACACGCCCATAGTGAAAAAGACTCTTCACAATTGGTGTGACGATCCTGGCAGCATCAAGTTACGACAGCTAATTAACCTTAGCCGGGTAATGGACCTGCCAGTCTGTGAGATAGTCAATTGCATAACCATTAAAAACGAAGGCGATGAGTGAATATAAAGCATACATAAAGACACAAGGCAAGAAGCTGCGCACTACTAAGCTACCAACACGCAGCGATATCCTTACTATCATGAAGAAGTTTGATAAAGTAAGCTTTGCGGATCTGCGAAAGGAGCTAAACGTAAGTAATGCTAAGTTGATGGATTGGTGCAAGCTGGTATTCAGCACAGACGATAAGGAGAAAAGGTGGCGCGAAATCGAGCAGAACTTGAACAACTTAGAGTTCCATGAGAACTTTACCGAATCGATGCATAGCGAATACGATGTGCATGATGTGCGCAGAGTAAACGACAAGAACATGTACATTGTAAAGAAGAAAGTAGTCAATGAAAATCGCATGTGCTATCTTGTTACGATGAATAATGACCAGCATGTAATAGTTCGCTTTGATATTCCTGTCGAACGTAGTAGCGTGCAGTATTGCCCGGTGACATTAGGTTGTGACTATCAGGTAAATTCGCTTGGTCAATGGGAGTATATGGAGCTGGAATCACATTTGCCTGTGATAAACATCCAAGCAGATGAAGACTATATCGGAAAGTTTTGGTTAGCAATATCTAATTCCCTGAATGCATGAAGCACGAAGAAAGCAAGATTCAGCAACGTTGCGTAGAATGGTTTCGCTATTCCTTTCCACGCACACTAATCGCTTCCTTCCCCAATGGTGTGTTCATCGGTGGCACTCCGGTACAAAGAGCCAAACGTTGGAACATCTTGAAAGCAGAAGGAGCAATGCCCGGTATGCCTGACCTAATGGTTTGCATGGCATCAGGTGGACATCATGCCCTGTTCATTGAGATGAAGACCGAAAAAGGTAAGCTATCCGACACACAAAAAATCGTTCACGCGCAGCTTATCAATGCAGGTTACTGCGTGAAAGTCTGCAGATCATTCGAAGAATTCACACAAACAATTAAAACCTATTTAGAGCAATGAGCAAGACAAAAGAAAAGTACATGAACGCGATGCTGTATGCATGCGGACAACCTGAATTTCAATCAAGGGAATTTGCCAAAGCATTTAAAATTAGCCATAACGTAATCACAGCCATGCATGAACTTGGTTTGATTCAAAAGGTTGGGAATGGCAAATACTGTTGGATAGTTAGGCGTGAACCTTTAGCATCCGATGTAGTAGCTATTCGCAAAAGATTAGCTGCATATAATACGACTGCACGCCAAAGCAATGGACAGCTAAAACTTACACCCATCAAACGTGTTGAGCGAACACAACCAGCACCGGTGCAGGAAGAGCCCATCTACGACAACAGCAATAGCAAGATGCTTTTGATCATGGCTGTTGGTGCTGTAATCGGATTCATGATTGCCACAATTATTTGGAAATAACATAGGGGTAGCCGAAAACCTTACAGAGTAGGCAAACAAAATCAATTTTATTTTATGTCATTATTTAAGAAAGAACCAATGATTGCATCTACGCATCAAGTTCACACAACAACTGATTACTTTTTGTTTAAGCCCTTAATAGGCAACAGAACAAAAAACCTGTTGCACATTAACCGATTGAAAAAGTCAATGGCTGAGCAGTATCTGTTTACTGTTATTATCGTAAATGAAAATTACGAAATCATTGATGGACAACATCGCTTTGAAGTTATTAGTGAATTGAAACTGCCTTTGCATTACGTAATTTGTCAAGGCTATGGTTTAGATCATGTGCATCGCTTTAATCAAATTTCCAAAACATGGAATGCAGATGATTACATGAACGGATATTGTGAGCTCGGTTATGAAGATTACATTTCATATCGTGACTTTAAGAATAAATATCAAATTGGTCATAATGAATGCATGCTGTTGCTAAGTGGAACTGGAAGCACTAAGAATGCAGGTAACTTTAATTCCGGTCTATTGAAAATTAAATCCATGAAAGAAGCGAAAACCATTATTGAAAAGATTCTGCTTTTAGAACCTTACTACGATGGATTTAAAAGAAGAACTTTCATCTATTGCATGTATGGTTTGATGAAAAACCAAAACTTTGAATTTACCGAATTCATTCAAAAGCTAAAGATTCAACCAACAGCATTGCAGCATTGCACAGATGTAGAGCAATACACAGCATTGATTGAAGAAATCTACAATTACAAGCGCAGAGATAAAGTAAATCTTCGTTTCTAATTTGGAATTGTGAAAGGGTTGTATATATTTGCAACGCGTACCCTATGAAAAACATTTTAAATCCCATCTTCACTGCATTGCCATAAGCCATTCGGCTGAGGGTACGCCTTTGCATGTGAAGGTGGGTATTTAGTTTATGAAAGACCCAGCATTTCTTTTCTATTCATCCGATTTTTTAGCGGGTGTGCAAGATTTAACTATGGAAGAACGTGGGCAATACATCACATTGCTTTGCTTGCAACACCAAAAAGGTAGACTTACCGAAAAGATGATACGGCTATGCTGCGGCAATGCCACGGCAGATGTATTGGCAAAGTTTCATCAGGATGAAGATGGGCTTTTTTTTAATCAACGTCTTGAAATAGAAGTTGGTAAGCGCAAAGCACATGCTGAAAAGCAACGTACACGTGCTATTGATGGATGGAAAAAAAGAAAAAATCAAAACTGTGATACAGATGCCACGGCATCTACTACGGCATATGCCACGGCAATGCCTTTAGTAAATGTAAATGAAAATATAAATGAAATTATAGTTGAAGATGCAAATGAAAAAAAAGTAACGCGGAAAAAGTTTGTGAAGCCTGAAGAACATGAAGTGTACAACCTGATGGGCGAACTGAACATGAAAGGTGGAAGCTTCCTTGCAGAAGATAAGTTAGTTAATTTCGCTCGTGTGTTTATGGATCATTATGAAGCCAATGGATGGATAGTTGGCAAAGTGCCAATGAAGGATTGGCAAAGCACAGTGCGCAACTGGATGCGCAAAGAATGGGATAAAGTAAAAAATCAAAAATCAAATTCATATGGAAAATCAAAGTTTGACAACGTTGCACACTATCAAAACGTGGCAGCCCAAGTCGCAGCTGACATTCGGAGAGAGCGTGAAAGCTAATAAGATTGCAGTATTGCGAAAGCTTGACCGCAATGAAACAAAGATGAAAATTGCAATGCTCATTAGCCGGTGCTGTGCAATGATAAACATCGACAAGAATATGAATGCTGACCAAATCAACTTTGCAGCCGAACACTTTGTGCAGCATCATTGGAAGTATAGCCTTGAAGATATCCAGCTTTGTTTAGATCGTGGTGTTGCTGGTATCTATGGAACCATTTACAACCGATTAGATTTGTCGATATTGAATGAATGGGTAAATAAGTTTGAACAGGAACGTGATACGCATATCACAGCCATGCGAACTGAAGAACAAAAGCAGAACAACATCTACGAAATGTTTCAGCACCCGCAAATCATGGATGCGATGCAACAGGCAGCAGATAAGTTAAGCATCAAAGAAGAACCGGTGCGCGAAGTGAAAAGGGAAAAACCTGCACCACTTGAAATAGCTTTGATGCGCGAATACGATGCGCTGCCGCAATGGGATAACGACCTGCGCTTCCGGGTGTACAAAAACAAGCCGTACCAATTCACCGAATTCAGGCAGGAACGTTACAGGGAATTAATCGAAACGCAAAATGAATACTGATATGAAAGAACCAATAATTACAGAAGTTTATATAAGTCCGAACACATCAGAAACTATAACTGACGATGGCGAACGCAAAACAACAAAGTACTATACGTGTTTGGTTAATGGAGTAGATAGACTACAAGTA